CGATGGCGTTGTAGAACGCATCCATGACACCGACGTCAATAGCGGCTTCACGTTGAGCGCCAATCTCAGCTAACTTCTGCTGACCACGAAGCGTTTCTAACTCACACTGACGAGCAAACATATTGAGTTCGTGCTCACGCTCATTCTTTTTGTCAAAGAACTTTAGAACTTCAGGCGCAAGGCGAAACAGGCCACCAAACACAGACCCAAGAATACCGCCAGATAGGATGTCAAACATTATTTTTTCCCCAATTTTTCACGTTCTTCAAGCAAGCGAACTTTGACTTGTAGTTCGTTAATGTGCAGCATAAGTTGCTCTTTCATCATGGCTCGGCGCTCGGCGCTGATGGGACTGTTCGTAGGAACGCCTTCTTTGGTAATGAGAGCAGGCATTGCGCCTTCAATTTTGGTCAGACGTGTGGAAAAGTCGTTGACCTGACCCAAAAGCCAAGCAAGGGACGCCACAATAATAGGTATGACCGCCTTGAGTACGTCTGCCCAATTCATATCAACTCAAACTCCATGCAATTATGTACGTGCCAAATATGACGAAGGCCACTATACAGACCGCCGCAATGAATGCTTCAGCCCAGTCCCACATGATTAGGGAGCGTCAGGCCAAGTAATTGTCCAAGGGAAACCACTTTGTGCAGAAATGTCACGGAGTTGCTGGCGGTATGTAGCCCATGCTGTCTTATCAGCAGTGCTGTCGGCAATCTGTGTCCAGTCGCAATCTTTGAGCATTTCTGTACGCTGTCTGCGTACATTAGCGGCTTGCTCTGCGTCTTTCTGGGATTTGTATTCAGCCTCATCTGCCGCCGCTGTATCGCCTGTGAAGACAGGGCCAAGGATGTACTTTGTGTACCACTTACCATCAAGTTGCTCAACACCATCAGCTTGAGAGTATTGATATACCGTGCCGCCTGTAGCTTGTGGGCCTTCAAACACAATGTCTGACTCAAAGCGATTGACTGCCTCTTCGGTGATGCCACTTAAAGATTTGGCGTAAGTCTGGGCGACCCACTTTTCCCACTCGTGTTGAAGTAACACTTGACCTGTTGCGCGAATTCGTATTTGCATGATTTTTCCTTATGCGATTGCCAAGAAGATGTATGTGCCGCCACTTGCGTTTAAACCTGCTGGTGCGGCGGCTGTGACCTTAAATCCAGTTGTGTCAGTATCAACATAGTTCGTACCTGTGACTTCAACAGACCCGTCATTTGCAAATATATATGGGTCATTGCCTGCTGTGATGCCACGAACTGAGTCGTAAACGTACCAATCGCCAGTTGAGTCTGTTCGCTTAATCATTACAAATCTTGATCCAGATGTAAAACCACAATTGACAGTTTGAAGTGCGCCTGTGCCTGTGTATGAGCCTACTTTGGAAACACCTGCACAAGTGGCAAATAGATAGGCAACATATGTTCCACCTGAAGCATTAACACCACCAAAACTTCCAACTGAAAAAACAGAACTAGTTGGACTTGTGTTGTTCCAAAAAACAATATTAGTAGCAAAAGCGTCAGTGGCGTTTAGGTATGCATATTTTGTTGCCCCTTGAGATGCAGAGTAAACCGACCAGTTATATGCCAAACTATCTCTATACTTGACAAGTATCAATTCTGGGGCTACCGTTAAATTATGCGTCACAGTCCTTGCACTTCCCGTTCCTGTGTAACAAACCTCATCAAAAAACGATGGCGCACGTCTAAAGTTCCAAGTCATGTAAGCAGTACCCGCAAAAATAGATGGCGTTAAATACGCTGTGTTATTCCATCCTTCTGTTACAAGATACGCACCACTTTCAGCACTTGTCGCAGAAGTTACAAGGAAATTTCCAGTTTCAGTAGAGTTTGAAGAAACACCACGCAATCTGTCGCTAGTAACAAAGTTTAAAACAGAACCTGCACGATTTGCAAGCATTTGTAAATCAATAGGGAATCCCGTTGTATTTGTAGCCCCACTCGTACCAGAAATAATCAATGGGCTATACACACTTGTGCCAGCAGTAGGCACTTTCATCGGGCCTCTGCGAATGGCTATGTAGATGAATGTTGTGCTAGGGGCGCTGTTGTAAGTAAAGCCTGTATTAGTAAGTCCGTATGGTGGTGTATCTAATTCAGCGGCACTTGAGTTAGCGTTTAAATATTTTGAATTAGCATTAGCCGCACCAACTACAAACCCACGCATATTGTCAACAATTTGCCAATTGGTAACTGCGCTAGAGCCTTTGACCATAACCCACTGAGGTTCGTAGCCAAGGTTTATTGTTGCCAATCCACTTCCATCACTTGTATAAGACCCACACGAAATCACATTGTCTGTACCAGTTAGGCCAAAGCCTCCTGCGTCATGGGCAAAGATGTACGCCACATAAGTACCCCCAGAAGCATTAACAGTTGCTTCAGTTCCAAGACTAAAAACTGTGCTTGTTGGTGTTGTGCTGTTCCAACGTGTAGTTCCAGTTGCAACTGCCGCTGTGGTGTTTAGCACCAAGTATTGAGTATTGGCTAATGACCTGTGATACACCTGCCAAGCAAAACCATTTGTATCTGTTCGCTTGACAATAATGCAACCGGGAACAGAGCCAAGATTATGAGCAACTGTGCGGTTCGCTCCATCCCCCGTATAAGTCACAACATCAAAGAACTTTGGTTGCTCTCGGAATGTCCAACTCACGTAAGTTGTGCCATTTGTATTTGACGAAACACCTCCACCCGGGCCAAGAGAAAAACCATTTGAATTAAATGCAGTAACTATGTTTGCATCTGTTTGTTGTTCACGAGTTTCATAAGCGGTAAGAAATTTATTTATACCACGAGCCGAATCAACTAAAAAACTACCATAGGCATTGCTTCTTGCTTGCCCCCACATCAACCCGCCTTTACCAGACAAGTCAATGCCATTGGTAATAGTTTGTGTAGAGCCATTTCCTGTATAAAGATATGTGCTGAACACATCCTCAATGTAAACAGGGGCGGATCCACCTGCGCCTTCGCCCAGTAGTAGTTGTTGTGTTGAACTCATATTAGGTCACATTTCCTGAAACAACACACAAAGTGCCGGTAATAAACAATACAGTTGCTACACCTGCCGCCGCCAAGGTCATCGTGGCTTTGTCAGTGAATGTGCCTGCAATATACGCCGTGGTGATTGAGCAAGTGATTGTGGCTGTGCTAGCGGTATTGTTAAATATGGTGACAACGTCACCAGCCGCAAACGTAGCATCAGGAATCACAATCGCACCGCTTGCGCCAAGCAGGATGTACTCGCCAATATCAGTTGTAGCCAGTGTGTATGAGCTTGTCTTGGAAGAGCCTGACTGCGGAATGTTGAGATAGCCAACTTTGTTTGTGCCATCAACTGTGCAAGCTGAAAGTATGCCGCTTGCTGGTGTGCCAAGTGCTGGGGTCACGAGTGTGGGAGATGTAGCAAACACCAATGCACCGGATCCGGTTTCGTCTGTTACCGCAGCCGCAAGGTTGGCACTGGAAGGGGTTCCAAGGAATGTTAAAACTCCTGTACCGGTTGTAGTTGTTGATGGCGCTACGCCAGCGCCGCCACCTATTACTAATGCGTTTGCTGCCAATGCCGCGGAAGAAGCCAATGTGCCGGATGCTGTGTAGGCTAAAACACCACCAGAGGTTCCTGCTGTTAAGCCTGTACCGCCATTAGCAACAGCCAAAGTACCCGCCAAAGTAACTGCGCCTGTTGTAGCAGTGTTTGGAGTTAAACCTGTTGTGCCAGCGGTAAAGGAAGTTACGCCCGCAACGCTTGATGCCACCTTGACGTAATCTGTGCCGTTAAAGTACACAAACGCTTTTTCGCCAACTGCAATAGATACACCTGCTTGACCGGCAGCTTTAAATGTTACTGCGTTCGTAGTACCCGCGTGATCCACCACATACGTTTTACTATAACTTGCGCCGCTTGGAGCCGTGATAACTTTTGTTGTGGTCAGCGTACCGGTGACTTTGATAATCGCGTACTGCGCGGTAGTAGAACCAATGTTTGAAGCAGAAGCACTACCAATGGTATTTGCAAGCGTAACTGCCCCGTCGCCATTGAGTGTCAATGTACCGGCAATAGCAATGTCCGTGTATTCAGTAATACCGTTATTAACAGTGTCGCCCCATGTACCCGAGAGCGTGCCTTGCGTTGGGGTTACAAGGCTTAGATTACTTGTTTCTGCTGCCATTTAAATGCTCCTAGGGTGTGGTTGCAATGTTCGTCCAACCAGCGGTTTGGGTATTTCCGATATTTTGCCAGTTTGCGTCTTGTGTGTCATCAATTATTTCCCATGTTTTTCTTACCGATTCGCTTGAGGTAATAGCCGCCGTCTCCAGCACACTTGGCCTGTAAGTCGTAGCCGCTGATTCCGTAGACGTAGCCGCCCCAATTAACTCATCCAAGAACTTGGCAAATGTTGCCGCCACAGTTTCATCCGTTGAGGTTGCCGCAGTTTCGTCTACAACCAGCCCAAAGTAATCCGTTGCCGCAGTTTCAGCCGTAGAACTTGCTGTAGTTTCATCAACATCCGCGTTAAAAAACGTTCCAACAATCTGTTCTGTTGAGGTAGCCGCTGACTCGTCTACAGCCCTTGCAAAAATGGCCGCTATAAATTCCGCTGTTGTTGTAGCCACCGACTCATCAACAGATTGCGCAAAAGTTGCTGCTGTAGTCTCTACTGTACTTATAGCCGCCGTATCACTTACATTGGCCGTGTATCCTGTAACCGCTTCGTTCGTTTCACTTATAGCCGCACTGTCAGTAACTGCAAAGGCAAAAGTAGCCTGAACCGTCTGGGAATCGGATATTGAACCAATCCCACCCCAACTTAAATCCCCCCAAGTCCCTTCACCCCAAGCGCTGACTGAAGTAATCGACTCTGCAACGCTAACGGAAATTATATGGTTAGGTACTTCAGAAGTAGCTGTGGCAACGGACTCGGAAACGCTGTCGGCGAAGGCAGTAATACCCCCCCAACCGCCAGACCCCCAAGCACCGCTGCCCCACGCATTAGCCATTTTACGTCAGTGAGCAAGAGTATGAAACCGCGATAGTGTCGCCTGAAACAACTGCTTTAGGGCTGCTAAAGTCACCGGCAGAGAACAATGTTCCTGTGGTGTTGTCAATCGTTGCAGAGCCGCCAATGTTGATAAAGCATCCTGCCACAGTGCCAGTCGATGTGATCGAGAAACTGGAAGCTGAAGAAGTTGACTTTGTGCAAGTCGTACCGCTTACAAAGGCCGCAGCACTGAATACTGGGGTTTTGCGGTTACCAGAGTATGTAGGAGCGTTGGCCAAGCCAACTTCCAACCAAGATGCGTGTGATGCTTGTGTGTCGGCAACCACGGCTGTACCTGTACCTTTGAGGCCCATAACCACTGCGCCAGCGGCTGAGTTACCAAGGATGGTATCCAGAGTCAGATTCTTGCCCACGGTTGTGACCAAGTTCTCAATAGCGTCTTCCCACTTCACGTTACCATCTTTGTCGTAGCAAACGGCAACGTAGCGGCCTTCAATAGTCGCTGTATCAGCAGGGGTGGTGTTGTAGCTGCAAGATGCTTCGCATTTATCTGCGGCTGAAATTTTATCAAAAGACATGTTAACTCCTAGTTGGAAGAACGTATTAACGAAGTGGTTGGGCCATTTACCGGCATGGTAATTGTAAATGTGGTGGTAGAAGTCTTGTCAGACCCAAAGTCCAGTACAGCAATCGATTTGTTACCTTGGGTAACGTTATAGATCAACGCACATCTTGCGGTGATTGCGCCTGTCCAAGAAATGTTTGGGAAGCCCACGTAAGCGGTGTATCCAGAAGACGACACAGTGATGGGTGTTAACTGTGCCCCGCCAGCAACGTAAGTACCTGTATTAGCTATTTCGTTGGTTGTGCTATACACAGTTGTGTCTTCGTTTAAATTAGCATTAGCTGTGTACAAAGCAATTTTAATTACATCGGTTGTTAGGTCATGAATACCTTGATACAACTCAGCTTTAAAACTTGTAGTTTGGGTTTGAACAATCGCCATATCAAGTTACCTTCTGACGGAACTGACCAGAACGGTAAGCGTCTTGACGCTCCATACCATCACCCAGACGCTTGGCCAATGCAAGAGCTTCCATAAACTTCTGGTTGTAAAGCTGCATCATGTCCTGCTCACCCTTCATGTAGGTGTAAGCCTCGACCAACGATGCGTACAACAAAACTGTATCAAAGTTATCACCCAACCATGTCTGACCATCTGCGGCCACCGTAATGGATTCAGGGTAGTAGTAATAGTGCAGTTCTACGCTATACGATGTATCTGGCGTAGGGCCAAGAATGAACGACAACTCGTCTGAAATGGTGCTACCAGATACAGCGGGGCCAAACAAAGCGTAGTACCTAGGAATCCCTGTGTCTGTTGGCTGTGGGTACGCCTGACGAATAAAGTTAACGTCTTTGTTCAGCAAATACTCGTACGCGCCCGTAGCGTCAATGACCGCCATAGAGTACACCGCCAAGAAATCCAACGGGCACTGTAAGTACTTATTGTTTACCGTGGTTACACCCGTCACGTTCTTGCGAATAGACGGGAACTGAACCGAGTTGTAAATACGCTGCTCAGCCTGCGTAACGAACACAGGGATATTAGCCACGAAATCTGCTTCCGTGTTCTCCGTGTACGCTTGAATAGCAGCGCTGTGTGCGGCGTAATTCATGCCATTGGGCCTCGGGCCATAATTCCCTTGGTCGCCGCGCCGTTACCACGGGTGACG